GATATTCACCGTTGGTATACCATTTCATAAAATCAATTTGCGACAATTCCAAGGCACTCATTTTAACAGGCATCTTCCATGTGCCTCTTGAACTTATCATCAGGTTAATCCAATGCTTGAAACGCTTTTCATATAGGCCATTTGGTCCGTTCCATCTTAATGCCAGTCCCGGAGTAAAACCGTTAGTACCGTCAAAAACACATGGGTTGCCATCAAAATCAACCACATCATTACTCCCCAGTGGATATAAAGCTTCCTTCCCGTAAAGACCGTCATACCTCATTCCAAGGTATAAAAGCAGGCTGTTACTGTAATCACTCTTAAACTGCTTTGGAAGGCCGGCAAAGTTTCCTGGTTGATCAGTTTTAGGTATAAGCCAGTATCTTCCTTCATCCGCACCAAGCACTGGATCAGGCTCGCTTCTCGTTTTCATCATGATTGGTGAAATCTTTGGAGCAATCTCATAAGCGCTTTCACTGATGGTCGTGTCAGTGTCAGAATATTCAAAGAAATAATCCTTTGAATGGAATATCCATGCCACTTGTCCGGTCTCATTGTCATAGTTCCACACCCAGTACTCCTCAAGCTCCTCAATATACCAGCAATCATTTATCTTCTGGGCAGTTATACCTCCCAACTGGTGTTTATATTGAAGCGTTCCTTTATAATTCAGGCCTTCAAGATCTCTGAATTTGTTTGTAACGTAACTATCACCTGAAGGCGAAAGCACAAACCTATATCCATTATAAGGCTCTGATCTAAGTTGAGGCTGTGCCATAATCTTACCTGGTAAAGCATTGTAACTGGTGTCTGTGGCAATATCCTTCAGGTATTTCAATCTCAGGTTTCTCCTGTAGCCATCAAAATCATAGGCTATACCCAAAAACTTGCAGATCTCTGCAAAATAATCTGCAATAACCACATCAGGAACATGATTTTTAAGGTCAAACGATTCAACAGGGCCAACTTTATCTGCACTCACAAAGTTATTCTCAGCAAATAGAGAGAAAATTACCAACTGCCTGAGGTCATCATCCTCGAATAGGTTATTGTCTATTGAAAAGTTAAAATGCTTTGCAATAGCTTTTATAACATAAGCCAGATAAACAAACGGGTTCATCAGGTTAAATACGGTAATATACTCATCTTCTTCTGCAACACCTTGCATGATAGGAGGAAATCCACCATTATAATAGTTAAGCACAGGGAAATATTTAGCATAAGCTTCCTTCATGCTCATGTGATCCACCGCATAAACATCATCCGGTACCTTCTCCATCATCTTCTCATTCTCGATAGGGAAAAGCACGCAATCAGAATCCGGATACCTGTTTAGGTATTCAGTGTAAGGGGTCACAGGTAATACAACCAGCGTTGAGTTTCCGCTCAGTACTGCATCCAGCTCATAGTAACCAGGATTGGCGCTTTCTGAATTCTGTATATATAACTCCCATGTAATAACGCCTGTAAAGTCATTAAACTGCCAAACCTTAACAGAATTCCCGGTTATGGAATACTCATCATGAAGCACATCATCAACATAAAGTTTAAAGGTCATAATGCCGGCGTTTACAACCGCCCTGAAATCAAAGCTAACCCTGATTGATTGCGACTGGCTCACCGTTAAATTGTCTCCAGCCACATTCAACAATCCGCTATTAGCGAGGATATTTGTGAATGCAGGAACAACAGTATCAGCTATAGGATTCTGTCCGAAATCATAATAAGTAATCGGATCTTCCATAGTGGCAACAACCTGATCAGATATCATCTGTCTTTCACCACCTAAATCAAGACCTGTTAACTTTGCTTGTTTCAAAATGCTGGCAAGATCACCGTTATTTACAGGGCAGCTTACCTCATAACTGAACTCATTAGCTTCTGAGATGGAAGCTGTCCCTTTAAACTTTAGCGGTCCAAACTCAGCAACCATATCCTTGGATATATGCCTGTCTCCCGATCTCCCGGGCCTGTGGAAATGGCCAAGCTCTTTCTTCAACGACTCTGTCGCCGGCAAAGTAAAATTAAAAATAAAGCTTCCCTTGCCTTCTGAGAACAACGGAGATCTCAACACAACCGGAACATCAATATCATCCCTGTAGTCAACCAGTGTATTACCAATTTGTATCTTAAGTTTCATATTTTAAACATTGGTCCAGTCATTATTATGAGGGCATAAGGCTGGTGTTGTTAAAGCAGCCCATTCAGCATTTGTATAATTAATTCCATTTGATCCGGCAAAAGGAATAGTATCACCGTTTCTAAATTTTGTCTCCGCTAAGTTATCAGCCAGCCATTCCTGAGTACCTATGCATATTGTTCTATATACTTTACCATCATTACCGGTGTATCTACCTTCTTCTCCATGACTTAAGGTAGTAGAATCTTTAATAAGCCTTATTCCATCACCAGTTTTAAGTGCATGGCCTAAGATTTGAAGGTTAGCTCCCCCAACAACTAAATTGATACTATAATATGTTGTTGATAAAGGTGTTGTTGTCCATGACCAATATGCACTTTTAAATCCTACAAATCCTCCCGAGCTTGACCTATCACCATTACCCCTTCCATTAAATTTTGATGAATTCGTTGCACCTGTATTTGGAGAATTCCAGTAAGTAAATCCTTCTTCCTTCATAGCTCCACCAGCTACTGCCAATCCTCCTAAATATGCTCCAAGGGTTTGAGCCTCCGTACGTGTAGGAACATGCCAGCCTGAATTAGCAATATTTCTTACATCACCAACAACATACCAATTGTATAATAATCCGTAGTTGATTACTGTAAGTGGTGGTTCAACAATTCTTTGTCTAGGAATAAACAATATCTTTCCCATCAGTTCCTAAGTATTTTAATCTTTCCTACCAATGTTGTAGTTCCTGATGACTTTGCTCCTGTAATATGTAATGTCACTATATTACCAACAGCAACAGCATTTGCTGCAGTAGCAGTAAATTCTTGAATTGTATTATCAGCATCAACACCGTTTAAGCCGGTTACAGCAGTCCCGTTTATCTTTACGATAATACCGGCAAGAGTCCCTGTATCTACCACAAAAACACCTGCCTGAATTACATACTGAAAACTGGCCTTAACATCAAGTATGTAAGTCAAATTACCATCAGCAAGATCTCTGTACTCAAAACTTATATCATCAATAAGAGCATTCTCAGTAACCCTGAACCTCCAAAGTCCGTCAAAGTCTTCTTCCCTTGGTTCGGGTATTTCAGTATGTGTAAATAAAATAGCTTCATAATTAAGGATGTTATCCGGATCCAATGTAAACCCATCTCCTGGCGCATCCCTCCATGCTATGTAACAATAATGGGTCAAATCCACAGGAGGCTGGCTTCCTCCATCACCTGTGATCTCCACCACTGATCGCACCCCGTTAGCATCCTCTTTGCACCCATATAGCTTGCCATCACGTACATTCCATGCCAGTGTTTGCGGATCCATAGAATTAACTGAAGGAACTCTTCCCGAAACCTTACTTAATATGTACTTCCAGAACCCCATTTGCTATCCTAATTCAACTTTATGAGTATTAAGTGGCCTGTATTCGAATTCCACTGAATAGAATGTTTCTGAATCCTTTTTCCTTAGGATCCTGGCATTATTGATTACCACAGGTACCAAATAAGTGCCCATGTCCTCATATATTTCGCGACTTTCAAAGAACTCTGCCAAATACTCTGCAAATTCTTGATTAAAGTAACCGCTCCTGCAGGTAATCACATCAGCACTGGATACATCAGCCACAGCTTCCTCCTGGTTATTCGTAACACCAACTCGCTGCTGGTTCACAACATCATATTCAAAGGATGATGAAAGATCTGATGATCCTTTTGCTAGCCATGTGTCATAATAGCCTGCTGAGTTAGCAAATATGAAACAATGGTCACCTTTATGTGAAGTACGGTCAATAACGAAGGTCCTTTTTTCACTCTTAACCACCTCTCCCAGCATAACGGTTAGTGAATAACTATCCACCGTTTTCAATGGATAGTTATTATCCACATAAGTAGCAATGGCCAGCGGCGCATATCCCACACTAAATTCAATCAATGAATAAACTGACAAAACAGCACTCTCCTGGGTTGTTGTATAACTGGCAGTTGAGCCATCCGTAAATACAAGATCAATCTTCAGCTTAAGCTTCTCACCTGCCTCTGGCACCCATGTAACCAAAAAGCCAAGCTTCTGCATCATTGATGTAGTTGTGAATCTTGTTTTGGGAGCAAAGGTTAAGAATGCCTTATTATTAATCAGATGTGCCAGATAATTATTATTCTCAGCATAAAATTTTTGCTTTAACCACCTTGGGATCTTCCCCCTCAATGCAAACCGGTTTTCTAAAGGAGTGCTGGTAATAATGACTTCATCACCATTTCCATCGGTATAACACTCTTGAACCTTTATTTTGTACTCTTTTACCAAGTCTGTCCTGTCATTCCATGGAGCATTTCCTTGCTCAGGATAAACAAACTGTTTTAAGCTCTGCAACCCGCTTCTTAAATATTCGCTTAAATCTGCTTGAATAGAGCCTGGCACCTCTGGGTAAAGCTTATCTGTCCCGGTCAAAATCTCGCCATCTGTATAGATAGGCTGAACTAACAGATAAACATTTTCAGTGCCCTGAAGAAGATCTGTAGTAAACTCAAAAAGCATCACATTATCACACAATGCAACTACCGGAGGTTTTTTTGTTATCGTTACAGCCATTTCTATTTCCCGTTCAATTAAAAGTAAGACCTAATAATAATATCCTTAAATAGCCCACCAGTGATGGCCAGATACAATATCACTATTACAATGATTCCAATAGTGATGTATGTTGACCGATCGAGTAACCAGGAAACAAACTTCTGAATGGTTGACTGGTTGTCTGCATGGTAATGAAAATCAGGTTTGCCAAGATATTCCTGTGTTTCAAAAGGATTAAAATCCATTGTCACTGGCTCACCAAGCATCATGAGTACCTTATTAATAATCTCCACACAGGAGTGCTGACTGTCACCGGTTGGACCATACCATTTCCCGGTAAATACTTTAACTATATGCCACCAGAAGTTGAAGGTTTCGTAATGCTTATCAACCTGCTCACGTAAAAATGCAACTATCTCATTCTCCTTTTCAATTGAGCAAGTTCTGTCCCATTCCGAAACCTCATGATGGTTGAGAATAAAAGGACGTTCCACAATCTTTGGCCATAAAGCTTCCCACTCAAGACCAAGGCGCACACTACGTAAAGACCAGTGATTGTTTGTCTTCTGAAATTTCACGTAAGGCTTTTTATCCTTATGCAAAAGATTGTATTTAAACCTTCGGCTGTTTTCAAGAGGAACCCAGAGCCACATATAAAACTGGATGGCCAGCGGCAGGAACCTGTGTGATCTTATACCTTGTATCTTCATCTTCGCTTTTATTATAGCAGTTTATTTATCAGCTTATCAATCCAGCTTGTCTTTCCAAAATAGAATGTAGGCCAGCCATTGCACCAGTTAATAATCATATTGTATGGCAACCAACAAAAGAAAGCTGCAGCACCTGTGATATACCAATTTCCTGATATCAGGAAAATGATAACAACAAGCAATGCCCGGATAAGGAAGCCTAATGCATGCCATACCCGGCTTATCTTCCGCACCCTGGCTTTGTTAGGCTCTAATCCCCACCTGTTTATTAATCCCTCCCTGATGGCGGTTAGAATTAATATTACAGCTATAAGCATTGTTGTTACCATGACTCTTTATGCTTTAAAATAAATATCACCCGCCAGTTGCTTACTTATATCATCATTCGTAATCCTGATATATCTGAAGAAGGACTTTTCCGTTGTATGGCCGGTTATTGCCATAATCTCAAAAGTTTTCATCCTTCCTGTCAAATACATGTTAGTGGCAGCTGATCGCCTGGCTGTGTGACTCGATATCAATTCCCATTTCTGTTTTGTTTCAGTAATAAGTTTACCTCCCCTGGTGTAGGTGTATGTTACCTGATCGTTAAACCCGATCTTCTGCATTATCACCTTCAGTATCCGGTCAAATTGCTGAACTGTTGTACCTCTTGATATTTCGCCATTATACCGGTCATAAATCTGCTTAATAAAATCATGAACCGGTATGACAACTCTCTTACCTGTTTTCTTGGTAGTCTTTATAATGAAGTTGCCTTGAAAGTCCCTGGGTGATAATGTGGAATAGTCAGAATACCTTAAAGCCGTTAAACATCCAACTACAAACAGGTCTTTTTGCTGTTTCTGTATTTTGCTTAAATCATCATAAAAGTATATCCGGGAAATGTCATTCATTGAAAGGTAAATGGCAAATGGATCATCTTCCTCTATTACCACATCATCATAAGAAGGATCAACTGCATAACCGTAAGTACCGGCCTTGCGTACCATTGCCTTAGTATGCTCAACCACACTTTTGACATAAGACTGCTTCAGGTCAAGATCATTCAGGTAAGTAATAAAGTCCTCAAGGAATTCCTCGTTAATTGAGTTGGTGTAGAGTGATACATCATTTTGTTTAGAGAACTTTTCAAGGTGCGATATCAAAGTAGTATAAGTGTTTAAGTAAGTAGCACTCATTCTCTTTGCTTTCCTTGTCGCAGTGGTCCTTATGAAATCACTAAATAGGACACCTTCCTTTGGTTGTGAAGATAAGTAGCGGTTGATGTAATCTTTCTTTGGTTGATCAACCAATTTTAAAGCTGCATTCATTTTTCCTCCTGTGGAAAAGCATGGCCCTGAGTGTTGTTCCGGCTCTATAGAACCGCCAAAAGCCTCACGGACAGTTGGACACTCAAGGCCATACCTTGATTTATCGGAAGAAATATTTTCACTATAGAATTTGAACGATGTAAAAATAAGCATAAAGCCCATCGAGATCAATAGGTATATACACTTATTTATTTGCATCGTTCTTTTCATTGAAATTGTATCTGAGGTGAACTAAATTAATCCTAATATTTTTCTGATAAACTTATCAATAGTTGAAGTCCGACCAATATAAAATATAGGTTGTTTCATGCAAATATTAATAATCATATTATAGGGAATCCAACTGATAAAGGCTGTTATTCCTGTCAATAAATGATCCTTTGTATGTAAGTAAATCAGCAACACTAATAAACCCCTTATGATAAATCCTACAGCGTGCCAATATTTAGAATAGCGTTGATCTTTAGTTAAATACCATTGAATAACTAAGCCATTCCATAGGGCTGTTAATAGGATTAAGGATATGATTATTGCCGTTATCATTAAATAATCTCCTTATTTGACATGAGTTGTACTATTGTCATTATATCTTCCGTTAATGGAAACTCGTAATAACTCTCAATAACAACATCGTTTTCATCCTTTACCTCAACTGGCTCGGGGTCCTCTGGGGCATAGCGGGCAGTGCCAGTTAAAGTGTCAGGGTAGCCGCGAGACAGGCTTATGGCATCATTCAACTGGTTATATTCCTCAATTGTTGTAAGTTTTATATAGTTCATAGTTATGATTTTATAAGTCTAATAGACACACCTAATGTTTTTTCAACAGTATTTATACTAAGCTCCGCATCATTATAGCCTAATGCCGCATATTTTTGAAATGTTGCAGAGTGCTCTTCACTAATTGCAAATCTACATATAGCTGTTAATTGCGAAAATGTACCATCTGCGTTTCTTCTACCGCCAGGTATTGCTGTAAAACCACTACTATTAGTTCCAACAGGCGCTCCAAACCAATACAAATTACTTGATTCACGTAACTTACTACCAGAAGGGGTAAGGTAAGAAATAAGAGTATTAAAGTGTGCAACTAATGGTACTTTCCATCCCCAAACACTAGTAGGATTAGCCGTATTATAAGCGTCAATATCGATTTGAAGTAGCTTAGCGGCAAACCAATTATATAGTTTACCATAAACACTTCCCGCTACAGGGTCATTATTATAATAGCTCCACATGGCGGCGGCCTTCAGCGCAGCATATGTTTTCTGCTCAGCGGTTCCAGCGGTTGCGGCATAAATGGCATCGTATAATTCCTGTGAGTTAGCCCAACCAACTTCTAAACAAGAAACATCATCTATGACCGCATCTACGGCAGTAACTCTGACGATGTAAATAGTAGTAGTACTAGCTTTAAAATAAACAGTTTTTATGCCAGTACTTGAGATAGCCGGTATTAAATTATCTAGAGTAGTTCCGTTATCTCCCACTTTTAATGTGCCTGAAATAGACACTACATTAAGACTAAGTTTATACCATTTACCTATAGTTAAACACGCTTGATTAAGATTTACACCTGTACCATCAGAATGTATTATACATTGTCCACCCGCTTGTGTTATAGTTGCATTTGGAGCAGATTGAACTAAATTCCAACCTGATAAGTTAGTAGTAAATCCCCCATTAACTACACGTTCAGTGTTACTATTGATCTGTACTTCATTAATAACATTACCTTGTGGTGTACAAACTACGTCAAGATTACTTGTAGCCCATTGTTGAGCGCCAATAGTAACATTCTCAATTTCAGGAATCCATGAACGTAATAGATTATATTCAGCAAGAACTTGTGCATCTGTTAATGCACCTGATTGAATAAGATGTGATTGAAGCCTACCGTTAAAGTACCGGCCAATACCCTGCATATATCTATTTATAGAAACATTAGTTGCTATATTTATTGTGCTTTTTAAAGTACCGTTTGTATATAGCTTTAGTGTTCCACCTCCATTAGCGACGAGGGTGATTATTGTGTTTTTACCAATATTAGGTAAGGATGAGCAGCCAAATTGTTGTGAGGCGCCTGATTCATTATTAAACCCATAAGTGGTATTGTTTGGCTTAGTGTAAAAGTTTGTTTTAGCATTTGAGCTTCCCTCCGAAAAAATACAGCCAGCAAATACTTCAGGACCCCAATTGTCATTAACTAGAGATGTAATACTCCATGCCTCATTAGCCGCAAATGATATATTAGGATGTGTTAGAAGCCTAGTACCGCCATTAGGGTTTTGTAATGCATACTTACTATTTGGCGCTATATTACCTGCTAAGAATGGTTGACTAAGTTCTGTGGCTTGTACCGCATCATTAGTAGGTAGTTGAGGGCTATATGCCTTACTAACATATTTATTAATCCCAACAGTCCTTGTCTTAATACCCATTTCAGGAGTAACAAGTAGCTTAACATTATTAATTCTACCCTGTGAACGTAGGAAATTAATATAGTCTTTAGTAAATGTTTCAGATCTTAATGCACCTGAATCAGCTAAAACCCTTGTCTTATATTGGGTGAACAAAACGTTCACCTCTGTGCCTAGAACGGAGGAAAATACTTCCTTCCCTGAGGCATTAACTGCCTTAAATCTCCAGTATATATTCTCACTATCACCAAATACTTCATTCAAAACAGTCAGGTTAATATTACCTGAAGCAGTAAATGTACCTGCGGCAATAGTATGGTTAAGATCATTCTCAGTCGTACCCCACAGAAGGGTTACAACTGTTGAATATAAATTCGGATTTACAGCACCACTGAAAACAACTGAATCATCTTCTGCCACAGCAGTGGCACCAGAGATAACAGGATCCTTTATTTTCCCCTGACGAAGCTTTCCTGAAAACGCATCATAACTCACCTCAGAGCTATCATCCTTTATTCTGAACTCTCCAATAAATGGGTCATACTTTAATAGTGGATCACTCCCTGAGTCCTCAAGCCTCAGCTTATCCAGTAATGGATCATAAATAGGCACTATCTTTCCCATATTCTGGAATTAAATGTGTGAATACTGTAGAGCTGCTCTCTCAGTCCATTTATGTTTCTTTTCAATTGAACCACCTGCCCAGGTCACACTGGTTACACCGGCAGCGACTGCAATCTTCTTGATAGCCCATTTTGCATCTGCATCTGCAGCCCCTGACTGAGGATAACCAACATAGGTTGTATTTTCTGCTGAACTGTCAATTTTCTGTGGTTCTTCACCATGGGAAACTTTTGCTACAAAATCCATCTCTTGTGTTTTTAATTATAATTCGAAATTATCCTATCTATCCCCCAAATTGAAAGGACAAAAACTTAGAAACCTGATAACCTCTCAATATTCTGATTCTTCTCTTCAAACCTCTCAAAATCCTGGTAAACCATTTTGGCATAAACACCTTTGTTTAACCTGTTTTCAAGTCTCATCAATACCCTGGTTAAAAGCTCATCTGAAGCAGCCCGTTGAATACTGGTGTTTGAGCCTTGAGATACAGGAGAAGCAACCCCACCGTCTGCATAACCTCTCCCTGTCCTTATACCTTCCATCACACGCTCAAATCCAATAACCTGTGGAATCCTTCTCATCCACTCAGGTATCACATACTCATTGGCATGAACAACCCCTGCCACTGGCGCCTTATCATCACTAAAACCTAATCCTGCTCCGGTGGGACCACCTGTATAAAACTGAGGAACCGGTTGTGCTGCTATAACTGCGGTCTGTGCTGCTCCGGCAATCCCCGCAGCAATCGCAAGCGGAATATTGGGCAAAGCTTTAACTACAGCCAGGGAGGTGTTAATCAATGATTGAATAATATCAGCACCTTTCTGCTTTTTAAATTGCTCCTGCTTCAGCTTCCTTTCCTTGGCAGCATACTTTGCCCTGATTTTATCTTTCTGCTCTTCAGTAAGCTTACTGTTTGATAGCTCCTTATTCATCTGGGCATCCAGTAAACTCATCTCATGATCAAATCTTGCATCTGCCCTGGACATCCAAATATCCAATGTAGCATTGGCAACAGTCTCAGCTTGCTCAATCGCATAATCTCCCTTTTCATCCTTGCTCATCCCGGCAAAGCCACTCTGCTTTATCGGCTTTTTATTGATGGGAATATATTGAGGATTTGGAGCAAATTCATTATCAAGAGGCTCTCCGTCTTTTATACTATCAATACCCTTATCACTCTGTTCAATCCTTATTTTATCTACAACAGCCTCAACATTACCACCTGATTGCACAAAATAATCAACAGCCCGCTTCAGATCCTCCATCTGCTTCAATGACTCAGCAAGCTTCATTGCTTCAGATAAATTCCCGCTTAAGGTGAGTTCCTGAATTTTAGCCTTTATTTTATCAATATTCTCAGTTAACTTTTCGTACTGGGTTTTGGCCGCTTCTAAGGCAGCAGCAGCCATAGCAGCAGCAGCCTTGGCAGCTTCTTCTTCTTTCTTTTTGAGATCTGCAAGCTCTTTCTCTTTCTGCTCTGCCAGCTTTCTTTCATCTTCTCGTTTCTTCAATTCATCCTTAAGGGCATCACCATTTAACCGCTTTATCTCAGCCTCATAGCCTCTTCTCTTACTCAATAAGGTTTGGTACTTTTCTGTTTCAAGTCTTATTTCATCAGCAGTAGCTTTGCGGGTAGTAGTAAATCCTGAAGTTCCTGTAGTCTGAGTTTCGGTTACTGTAAAAAATCCTTTCGATGTAATTTCATCAATTCTGCTTTGGCTGCCCCTCAGCTGTTGCTCAGTCAGGCGCAAATACTTTTCATTTTCCTTAATTGCCTCGGCATTTACAACCTTTAACCGGTCCATCTCAGTATTAATAAATTCCCTTACCCTGGTGGTTGAAATAGAAACAGCTTCACCGTATTCATTAAACTGGGTAACTGCACTTGGAATACTTTCAGCTACATTTTTAATAATCGTATTAAGCTCATCATTCTCTTCTTTTGATCTGTTTGCCTTGGTTGCCAAATCATCATATCGGCTTAATAATGGCTCTATCTCGGTTTTTAATTCGTAAACCTTGTCAACCTGTTTACTGAATGCTTCTGTGGCCGATCCGGTTTGGAAGGTGAGAATTCTTATAGTTTCAATGGCACCACTCATTCCCTTTACAAGAAAGCTCATTGAATTATTTGAGAAAATTAAGGCAGGAGCAAGCCGCTGGCCTAATTCCACTGTGTAGTTATAAAGCTTCTTTTGAGCCTTGTCAAGTTTGGCTTGCATGGTCTCATTCTTAGTATTGAACTCATTGGTCAATGAAGTTCCCCGCTCAAACTCAATATTTGCCAAAGCTTGCTGGTTCCTTAGCGTTTCAACGTTTGATGATAACACTCCCAGTACTGAAATTGACCTTTTGCCATCAACACCCAAAGCATCAAGCATCTTAACCAGATGCTCCATTCCGGCATTATTACCGTTAAGGCCCTGAAGCATTCTTATAAATGCCTCATTGGCATCTTCATTAAGTAATTTACTAAAGTCCTTAACACTCATCCCGGCCACTTTTGCATATTCGGCAGTATTTGAAAACATGTCAGGAATAACCTGTGCAAATACAGTTGATGAAACTTCTGAGGCCTGTCCTAATTGATCAAGGGTAGCACCTAAACCAAGTATTTGTGCAATTGTCATTTTTGCAGAAGGAGCCACACCGGCCACCCTCTTAGAAAATTCAACCAAGTAAGCTTCATTGGCTGTTGAAGCAGCACCAAGTGCATTAATAGCTGAACCTGTTTTGATCATGGCTTCTTCATACCCCATTTCCTGCTGAAGCTTAAAAATGTCAGTCAGTTTACCAATCTGGTTGATACTTTCCTCAACATCCCCACCAAGATCTTCACTCAGGGCAACCTTTATCTGGTCAGCTGCTTTAACAAATCCTAAAACATTCTCTTTGCCTTCAATACCTAATTTACCGGCAACCCTGGCAAGGTCCAGAAGCTCCAGTTGCGAAGATCTTGTATCGATTTTTTTCAAGCCTTCATTTAACCAGAGAACTTCATTTCTTGTAAGCTGCGTAGTTTTCATTACGTCAGCTAATTTGTCATCCCATTCTGCAAACGTTGTGATTGCTTTCCTGGCACCCATGATGAGGCCTGTAAAACTGGCTATAGTTGCTGTAGCAGCTAAAAATAACTTATTCAAAGCGCCCGTCATCTGGCTTCCAAAGCTTTGACTTGCAGTCTTGCTTAGGTTCATTTCCTTTCTCGACAGATCCGCTAAAACCTTATTCAAATCAAAGGTTGACCGTTTCAGTTTATCCGTTTCTTTGGTAACTCCCGCCAGTTGCTCCTTCAGTTTATCATACGAAGCCTTATCGCCCTTAATCTTTGCCGATTCCATTTCCTGCTTTAGCTTTCTGGCTTCCTTAGCCAACTCCCTAAGCTTTTGGCCGGCAACTTTACCATCAATATCAATAACCGCTTTTGCAACTTCTGTATTTGATGCCATTTTGAATGTTTTTCCACAAAGAAACATCCACCACCACCCGGCACCAAAGGACAAAAAAAGCCCCTACCGAAGCAGGGGCTTTGAAGGTGAAGCAGTCTTAAATTACATAAGTCCCTCCTTCGCTTTTTCGTAAATACTTTCACTCTTTTCTGCCTCGGCAATGCCGGCCAGTAAACTCAGGTTATAATCAATATCATCAAAAACTTCACTCAGGTAGCCGGCTGTCGTTCCGTTCATTATCCTGAACAGGTTAAAGCCAACCTCATGAATGTTGTTTTTAATAAGGCTGATAAGATCCGTCGAGGGGTCTTCCGACAAATCCTTCATTTCATTTGCAAACTGGGTTAAGTCCCACGCCTGCCCATTCTCAAAATCAACAAGAATAACCTTGTCAATCATTTCACTTTTCTTCATAAAAGATCTCCTAAAAAGCGAAGCCCTGAGTGTTGTAACGGTATCATCAATACCGCCAGAAACCTCACGGAATCTGGACACTCAGGGCTTCGCCCTATATAAGTTCTTAGGAAATTCATTGATTGATGATTTTTTACACTACAAATATACACACTAATACACGAAAGTCAAATTTATTTTCACAAAAAAAAGCCCCTGACGAAGCAGGGGCTTAAACCAATATAACCATCAATCATGAAACTAACACTGTCTTATACACTCGTTTTTCAACCATAGTGCCTCTTCAATTAATCCATCCGGGTAGTATTGAATCAAATTCTGAGTGTAGCTATTACATTTTAACGGGCCCTTGCTATCCGCATAAGCAATGCCGCCGGCTGACAATGGATACCACCTCTCAAGGTTAGCGCAATAAGCAGTTAATCTTTCCTCCTTCATAGAAGTTAAGCTATTGCTAAACTCCTGCAGGAAAACATAATCTTCAACAACATTGAACGCGTAGCTTTGAACTACATTGAACAACATTGAACCATCAGGAACAACGAGGTCATTCAAAGTTTGCGTTACCACATTCTGAGGCTCGCCGGGCGGATGCTTCTCCATCGCCTGGCATACCACAAATCCTGCCATCAGGATCATCAGCATAATCAGCTTTTTCATGCTCTTAATTTTTGTGAAACAATAAAGTGTAATAAAAAGAGACTCAAATGTCCATTATAACCTATTATTTCGAAAGGACACATTTTTAATCACTGATTTGTTGGCATCAATTCCTATTGACCAAATCCACTCTCCCTGATTTAACACAACACTTTGAAAAGCCACAATGCTGGATTCCGTTACATCAGTATACTGTTCAATAGAAACGAGGTACTTATTATTTGTAATAACACAATAATACTCTCGCGAGTAAGGAATAAAACTAAAATCAACTTCCTTATTTAACCAACTGGCACTATGAATAATAACTTGGTATCCCTCCGGAATTAACTTAACTCCCTGCTCAGTGTTAATAAATTCCTGTTTTTGTAGTTCTGACCAGTGAACTAATTGCTCATTTACAACATCATGTAATTTTTTCTTTTCCTCATCGTTCAGATCCTTTAAACTTTGTTTTCCTGGATACATAATATTTATATCCTTCATTTCGCTTAAGATATAGCCAGCTATGCGGTCTATGTCTGATGATTGAAAGTTCAAACCAGAATACCTGGTCACTTTAGCAAATCTTAATAATGCACTTTCCATAGTTTTACTTTTTTTTAGTTAGTAACTACAAGTAAATACTATTTTATGAGAAAAAATACATTGTTGATAACTTTCTTAGGATTCACTCTTTAACTGCAAATACTGGAGTAATCAATAACTGTTAGCCATATCACTAAATGTACCATCAGCAACATTAGGAGAAACATAACCCTGTTTCCAGGTCTTTTCCCAGTACTTGGCATTATCATCAACATTTTCAACTATTGTTATCATTCCAGAAAGAGCATATTTCTTTGCAAGTATTTCAATCAACTTACTGGTCTCTGACCATAATGGTTTATTGTACCACGGTTTCGCTACTCTCTTGGTGCCAACTCCTTCACCGGTAAATCTGCGTTTGCGGGTCAAAACATAATCACTGGCTATACCAACGCCATTACCAACCCCCATGTCAACAAACTTTCCGTAATACTTAAAGGCAAACTCAATCCTTGCAATATCTCCATTGGCTTCCGAAATAACATGCTGTTCTAATGAGTCGGCTAATTGGTAAGTGAGACCTATCTTAAGATCAAGCATTTTTTCCAGCCAAATTTTTAACACAATATCAGCCCATGCCTCAAGTGTTTTATTGATATCAAGATTTTCAGCACCCATAGCTTATTCAATCCAGTCATCCTGATTAAACTTAACGCCTGCAGGATCCACAATCGAGAAGCTTACATAAAGCCCATATAAATTATCACCCATTGGCCCTATCTGCTGGTAACTTATATCAGCTGTTTCAAGGTTTCGCAATCCTGTTTGCTGCATAGTTATTGCAACCTTCATATCAGCCTTTTTATCCCTGATCATCTTGGCCACAATCTTCTTATAGATCTCTTTACACTGTCCCATTACCGTTTCAATGGCATCGGGTGCCTGATCAGCGGCCGGCATCAGGATCTGGAAGGCATACAGCTCTTTAGTGAGTAAATTATCCGAGTCCCTGTCAATCATCCTTCCATCAGCCCTCTCAATAATTACAAGGGCAGGATACCGGGCAACTGATCCCTGCTTAAGTAACTCTTCCGGATGAACAGCCTGAGTTGACCTGAAGAAATGCTTCTGACTATCGGTATGGCCAATAGCCTTTAACTTCCTTGCTATATTTTCAAAATACCCTGCAAAATCAAACATTACTTATTTTTTTTAAGTTTCTTTTCCATTTCCTCTGCTTGCCTTGCCATCTCATCAATGGTAACCATCATCTCCATAAGATAACTCTGCCTAACAGCCTCATGTTTGGTAACATCGTTATTTGCAAGCCCGTTAACCATCCGCATAAAACTCATAAAAACATCTTCCTTGCCACCTTTCTTCCCACTTGAGGCATGCTCAAACTTCTCACTTAGCATTTTCCTGCATCCGGAAAAAAATAGCAGGGAAGCAAGTAAAACATCATGAGGCACTTTTTTAACTTTCATTGCCCTGTCTTCAACCAGTCCGTCATCAAAAGGCTCTCTGATATCTGTCGAAATAGGCTTCTCTGCAGCTGGCCGCCATAACGTGGCAAAAAGCATAAACAAGTAGTTAATATTCTTTCTTGTATTGAAGTGATGCAAACAAGTCTCAGCCCTGATATATTCCCCGGTCTTCAGGTTTGACAATCCATCTGCCGGTCCATGCCATATTTCATCACCAACCCTTACAGCTCCAATCAAATTCTTTGTCAGTTTTGATGACAATACGCACGTCACTTGCCCTTTCTTTTCCTCATAATCAAACATGAAATCAAGATAATCAATCACATCATTAATCTCATCCACTGTTACCAGGTAAACATTTTTACCGGGAGTCCTCAGGTAATAATGCAGTTCCCCATCTACAACCACCGGATTACGTTCAACTAACCTCAAACCTGTGATCTTAAGCAACGCCTTAAGCTTAAAATCAGCAACAGATCTTTCATCACCGGCCAGTTGGGCAACTCTTAATAACGCATCCGGTGTAAGCTCGTTCCAGCTACCCGGCAAATGAAACTTCTCCGCATTTATAGTCAATACTTTCATGATGTGGTCACTTAAACGAAATCTTATACCAAACAGTCCCGTAAACGGCCTTATTAAATGGATCGTATCCTATTGAATAAGCATGATCTTTCTTTGATTGATACATCAGCCCGATCGCTAACCCTGGATTAATCTTTAACTCCGAATCAAGAACCTCAAACTGAGAACTTACTTGAGCACCCACAAATACCTTTTTTCGCCTTTCAGGAATAATCTTCTCAATTGTCTCAGTCCTGATGATTACCCTATTATGGATAGTACCTGATAGCTTAACCCTGTCCAACTCATTTTTATATACCGATGCCTCAAGCTCAAGCTTTGCAGTTGAATCATTCTTTAGCATCACTTTATAAACCTTATACTTATAGTAGTCATCAACAACCTGCGAAGTATCAATGGGTAATATCACAGGAAAAGAATCATGTATATAATAAGGCACAGGCTTTTCAACCACCGTATCAACATAAACAGTATCAATAATGGTATCAATTACCACATCCGGTTTCTGAGGATCCTCAGGCCGCTGGCACTCCCTTGTAAAGAACAAAGTAGCCAGCAGCACCCCAATTATCACATAAGCTATTAAATTTTTCATGTCTCTAAAAAATAAAGTATTTATCCGGGTCTTGCCATTGCCCGCCCTTCTTTACCGTAAAATGTAAATGAGGCCCTGTGCTGGCTCCTGTGGTCCCTGAGAGGGCAATCTCTTCCCCTTCAATCACTCGTTCATTAATCTTCCTTAAACGGCGACTCAGGTGCGCAAATCCATACCTGGTTCCTGATGAAGAAACCATGGCCAGGCAAACCCCGCCTTTCAGATGGTCCCACACCTCAGTTATCCTGCCATTCTCAGGAGCCAACACCGGTGTTCCAACTGGTACAGCAATATCAATCCCATTATGGAAGCTTTTTTTCTTTGTTATCGGGTGAATTCGATCCCCGAATCCGCTGGTAATCCTACCCTTTACTGGCGCTCTCATGGCTGAAGTTTTTATTGAATATTTTTAACTGTTCACTGAAGCGTTCATTTTCTTTTCTTGATGCATTCAGAGCCTTCTTTGTCTCTTCAAGCTCCTTTTTCGTATTATCAAGCTGCTTGCTAAGTGAGGATACCTGTGCATTCAGGTCAGTAACCGTGTTACGTAAGCTCACTATTTCTGCATCAAATGTTGCTTTCATCTGCTCACTAAGCTGCCTCCATATCGTGGCTGCTTTTTCAACATTGTCAAGCTCTTTGCCTCTGGCCTCAGCGCGGGCCATGTTTACTTCCTGAGCATATTTTTTTTTTGTCAGGAAATGCGTAACATAAGTCATCAGGGCACCAGAGCCAAGTGACGGGAGTAAATAATTTAAAAGATCTTCCATGGTTGGTTAGGTATTGGGGATTTTTATTCTTGCCCGCCTACAAAAAAGCCGTAATCAGTGCTATTTTCAAAGCGTTCATAATTTCTCTCAGCTAGGTATAGCGAATCCTTATAAAGCGGATAATCATCCACATTTGAATCAAGAAATCGCTTTATTTCGCTCAGGAAACTCTCCCCATTCCTGGCAGCATTTGCATTTAAGTTCAATTTGCCTGCAGTAATAAAAGCAACCGCTCTTTTCACTATTGGAAGCAACTTCTTATTTGCCTCTGATAGTGAACCATCTTTCATCTCATCCTTTATCTCATCAGCCAACTGCTCTCCCATCACAGGTATCACCTGCAGCATCTCAACAACATCCATCTCATTCCTAAGCTCCTTAAACTTCAGCCGGCTCTTCCCTATATTCACATACTTATCAAACTCCTCAGCTGAATTAATAAAGTTCCTCACAGCCATGGTATAAGCATCACTGTCAGTCCAATTCTGGTAATTAGCCTTATTCTTTTCCAGGAATCTCAGCAGCTGCTCCACAGCATCCCACCCGGCTGATTCCAACTGCTCCACAAACCTGTTAACCCTGTCCTTCGATGCTGGTGCCATATCACTGGTGCTAACTACACCAAATCCACTATCCATCAACTTCAGGTCAAGGTTAGGAGCTGCTTTCATAAAAGCGAACCTGGCCACAACCCTTTGGGCATATTCCAACAGAGCAACCAGATTATCATGTTCCTCAGTTGCAGCCCCAGCAGCATACCAATCAATCAACTCATCACAAAGCTCATCACCTAAAGCCTCCCTAAGTTGATCATCAATCGCATCGTGCTGGTAAGCATCAATGGATGATACCGGAAATGTGGAATCTGCCTTCAGAAACTTCTGCAACTCCTCAATAGTCTTTATAAGTACTTTCATCTCAATTTGCTTTATGATATTTTCTTCTCACTGCCAGTGCCATTGTCAAGGGTTGTAAGCACCATGTTTGGGATGGCAAAAACTATATCTTTAGGCCACTTATTAATTGCCTTGATCAGGTATAGAGGCATCAACAGCCGGTCACGGAATGGCTTCATCTGGCTCTGCTTGATGATCCACAGTTCCCTTGCCTCAGTTCCATTAATAGTTTTCGATTTACCCGGGCTTGAGCCAATCAACGAAGGATGCACATTCATACCGTATGACATTACATTGCTGGCCTCTTCCGAATCCTCAATATACTTTCCATCCTTCATCTGGTCATCAATCACATTGATTTTCATCTTACGAAGCTCCTTACCATCAGGCGAATACTTCACAAATGAAATCACTGACTTCCCTGAATTCCTATGATCGCTTAGGAATTTATTAAGGTCAGAGTATTCTTTTTTAATCCTGGCTTTTTGTTTCTCCTGATCAGTGATCCCTTCACTGCGGAAAATGGATGGGAAATAATCTTCAGATAACTCGATGTGGTACTTTATCTGCATCTGGTTATCCATCAGGGCATTCTTAAACTCAGGGATCTTACAGGCAAAATCATACCACCCTGATTCAAATATTGAAAACCAGTAAGGTTTCTGGTAATATGGCCTTCCGGGAGTCGGATAATTAACCAGGATAATAAACCGGTACAGCTTTTCTTCAGTCATGCTATCCTTAGGATCCTCACCATCCGGACCCGGTAACTGCCCCATGATCATCTTCAAATCTCTCAGTGGCCAGCGTGAATCAAGCACCCTGGTAACATCAATGTCCTTATTCCGGTCAAGATTGGAAGTTCCCCATTTGGCAGAATAAAAATGATGCATTACTCTGGCTGTTTGGGGATCCATTTCTTCGAGTCTTGAGAAAGCTGCTTCCTTTGCACTTAAAGCCACAATCTCTTTATTCCTGTTGAAGATGATCTCCACAAACACGTTGTAGAAAGTCGTCATATCACTGCTACACTGCAAGTGATAACCGTTTATATCGTTATTCTCAAAAAACTCATTTATTGCGTCAATATCATTTGCTTCCTGGAATACCTTTTCCCCATCCTTATCAATAATTCGCCCATACTTTATTCCATCACCATAAAGCGTATCAATAGAAAACTTGATACCTGAAGAAACCACAGGATTCTTATATATCTTCCCGATAGTTACTGCAGGTAAATCATTATTCTCACCCCATGGAACTTCACCACGATACTGCTTATCTTTTATCTGAAATGCCTGTGGAGTCCGCTCAGGATCAGCCATAAAATCCCTTGATTGCCTTAATACTGTGATAGCAACCTTCTGGCCACCCAAATAAGCCGATCCAAGCTCATCAAGTATAATGATCTCACCAACTGGTGCCGATTCTTTCTTTTTTCCCATCTCAAATAATATTTAAAAAATCAAGCAAACGGTTAATCCCCATCTCTACCAGTACTGCCATTGCTATGCAGCTCAGTGCCGTGAACAAACACCCGGCCTTCATCAACCAGAAGAAAACCGCATCATGATCAAATAAATTTGGAATCACCTTCATAGCTATATGAAAACTTCTTGTCCGTTGAACTCAATAATTGAAAGCACTTTTACCTTACGCACCTCCTTTGATGGAAGAAACATGATATTTACTGTTGCACCATCATTCCCACCATGGTAACTACTGGTGCAAACAGCTTCCTTCACAGTCACAATCTCACCGGTGCTCTTTATAAATTTCATAGAGAAGGGAACCGGTTTTTTGTCCCGGCCCTTAAGCTCCATCAATGTTACCAACTTCGATAAATGAATCATGATACGAAGATCAGAGGTGGCAGGCTTAAAATGAAAGGACAAAATTCTTTTATGCACCAATATCAATGCTTCTTTCAGAATGCTATACAGTGATTCTTACTAACCAGTCAGCTCAAATTTTACTATCCTGGAATTGTTGTTTTAAATTTTCCTCTATTTTTCTGTAAATACAAGTGTTAATGCGCTTACATTCAATTGTATAGGCTTGTAAACGTTTACTTCTCAATATTTTAGCATTTCCGCTTTTATTCACTATTAATAATGTGGTATTCATGTGCTTATCTCTGACAGCCAACTTTTACAGTTCGCATATATCTTTAGACGCCCTCGCGCCGCCCTGCCGCAAACATGCAGCTACAACCCGAAGCCGATGCTGTAATATGCTACAGGGCAGGGTACTGAGGCCCTTCCTACAATCGAAATAAAGAGGATTATTTAATTAGAAAAGTGTGTTGATCCTATACCTGCAGCTACACCAGGATGATAATATTGCATGCCAATATACAGTGTATCCCATGCATCAGTTATGTGAGTCTTCAACTCATCAGGATTCTCAACAGTGTCTTGTTTCTTCTCAGGATCCTTATCCTTCTCGAATCCGTTACGGCCTTGCTTGATGCCAGTCTGATCCATGGCTAGTAAAAGATACTCATTGTTATCGGCATTAAATAAAGGATAAAGGAACTCAGGGTTTCCCTTGAAAGCATTATCAAACCACTGATGCTTCAATGCATGCTTAACTGGTTTGCCTATATAAACAGGCTCAACGTACCAGCCCCTAGATGTTAGTGTGTTGATAACAACATCAGCAAAGCTTTCTGAATCTGTTGGTGTATCAAATATCGCAGTACTATCATAATAGTAGATAACATCCCTATTACTTCTGAGTGAGTAATAATCAGCCCATTTGTTTACAACTTCCTTAAGCTTCTCAGGTGTCTTAACAAAGAAGGACTTTAATGTCCTGGCAATGTTATCAACCTTCTGTCCACATACCAGGGAATTGATTGCCGCATTGTAGTCATTGGCTATTTCAAGTGGAAGCTCAGGATCCACGTCACTATCCTTAAGATATGTCTCTTTGCCAACAGCATCCATATTGTAATCAAGGTCTTCCAAATAACTATTGTTATAGGCAGTATAATAATGGAGCTTTTCATTTAATGAAGCATAAAAGCCATTGGCTATTTTCTTCATTTTTTTATTCAGGATGGCAGTCTGGAAGATTAGAGGTGGAAGATCTCTGGCCATGTCGTTAACAAAGTCAAGGCCCAGAACATCAATGTTATCGAAAACGTTGAACTCTGCATAATAAGTGGCGTGCTTTCTAAAAAGGTTTAATTCTTTCTCAAGCTTTTTAAGCTTTGCCGGGTTTTTCTTTGAAGCTTTTAAATGTTTAATCTCATTCTTGTATTGTAGAATTATCTCGATTAGATCAGGATCCATCTCCTTTTCTTTCTCAAGTATCCAGGTGCCTGACTTTGATGTTGGCATGTCGGTTGTATACAACTGGCCATGGTGCCATGGGCAACCGGCAAAGTAATTAGTATTGCCTCGATTAGCCGGAAGGACCTCATTTTTAACTTTATCAAAATCAAGAAACTTAGCTTCAAAGCCTGCAATATAGTCCAAGCTCATTGAGTTTGCAGACATTGGCATGTCAAAGGATATCAGATGCTGGATACTCCCATTAAACCAGATGATGACATATTTGTAATCAACCGGGTCAATATATGGTTTTTTAAAATTCAGGTTCTTATCTGGATGCCTGCCAACAAAATAATGCACCCCTCGGATATATCCCCACCTTGAGAATGCGTGAAAAATTGCAGGCAAAGTATTTCTTAAGAGCTTGCCATAAGTAGGAGATACAAGTGCTCCTGCGCTTCTCGGCATTGCAAATACATTCCGGAGTAGGTATGGAGCATCAATACCTTCTGACTTACCAGAGCCACGGCTTGCAACAATGTATGTATTTTTTGCGCCAACATCCAAAACCCGTTGTTGTGCATCATTTAAATAAATCTTTTGTTTTGGCCTGGTCTCATTCATACTCAGCTTCCTCAATCTCTAAATCAGCACCTAAATACCTTTTCTTTGCAGCTTTAACTTTCTTGTCAAAATCAGCTGGGCGGATAATCTTAAGTACACCAACATCATTAGTGGTTTCAAATTCAGGTGGAATAAGCTGGTCCCAAGGAATTTCATCAACATCTTTCTGATCTAATCTGGTGTATTTACCAAGTTTATCCAGTGCCATGGCCATGGCTTTGAGATCCCCGCGTTTTTTAGCCAAATTATAAGTCTCTTTAGCCATTTCAATTACTGAATACCTATGCCACTCCTTATTTGCATTGGCAACATTCCCCAAGATTAATTTTACCTTTTGAAGATCTTCATAGGCCTGAGTTTTTTGTATTCCAAGTTCCTGACGGATGTATCTTACCATTTCCTTATCACTCCACCAAGGATTATCGAGCCAGATGGTAAAAATATGCTTGTACCTTATCCTGAGTTCAAGTTCCTTTGGAGTAAGCGAGTTTAAAGCTGTCTCATCATAAAGACTTCGCTGTATCTTATCAAATCGGGTAGTTTCATCCATATTATAGCTTTTTAAAATCACTTAAACTTATATCCATTACATTGAGGCTGTACCGGATGTAATGGATATAAGTGAAAGGAAAAGTTTTAAACTGACTTTTTATTTTTGCAAGTCGCTTAATTCTTTTTCCCAGGAAGCAATCTTTTCTTCTTTCTTGGCCCTTTTTTCAGGTTGAAGCTTATCCAGCTCCTTCTTTCCCCTCGAAATATTGATCTTCAGGGTTTCAATCCTTCTTGATTTCTCAAGAACCTTCTGAGCAATCTTCTCTTCATCAGTGAGAACTTTTTCTTCGGGTTTATTTCCAGCCCACCACTCATCAATGTCTTTCCAGTTCTCTTTTTTCTCAGTCTCAAGTGCTGTAAGCTTATCCATGAATGATTTACGCTTCTCGTCAGTATCAGCGGCTTTCATTTCAACTTGATTTTGTGCCATCTCCTTCACAATATCCTTATTCCTCAGGTATTTTTCCTGCAGATCTTCAGGCAGAAGTTTAAAATCAACTGTTGGATTACTGGTGATTCTGACGGAATCATTCTTGCCCTTGGTTGGAGTTTTGTTGGTTGTAGCTTTGTTGGTTGTAGCTTTTTTAATATCCACAACTTTAACAGTCGATTTAATGGCTGTTTCTTTCTTCACAGGATTTTGCAACTGTATCCTGGCAACATTTTGAAGCTTACTGATAAGCATCCTGAAATGATAGCTATCAGTAGCTGCATTGCTTACTTTTTCAAAGAAAGCTGAATCTTTTGGGCGGGCCTCTTTCAATATGGCAACCCCTTCGGCATAGGATTTCTTTGAATCCCTTAACCATTCATGAACACTGCGCATGGCTTTTGTTTTTAATTAATGATTGAATGCGCAGCAACATTAATAAGTGTAGCTACAACTTAAAAGGACAGGATAATATCCAATCTATGGAATTAACGATATCAGTTTGTACCTGATCGTTATTACTGCAGGCTGCTGATATACTTACCCTGTTGTCCTGCAGATTACTTAATTTAATCCATCTGGCACGATGTTTTAATATTACGCCGGGTATCATCTCCTTTTGTAACGCAATTGAGAACCAGATATCGCTCATATTTGATGTCTCAAAAGTGGAAAAATCAAGTTTGAAAGTATCAGAGTGCCAGGCTAAAACACCAGTTCCTACAACGTGCGTAAATTCATTCTGCATAACAGTATCTAAACACCTGAAGGCTTTCTTAAAATCATGATAATAAGAAGTGCATTTTGGTTTAACTATGCGCCCATGGAGGCTGATCACAGCTCTTCGGCCATACTTTTCTATGGCATCAATCATTGTTTTAACATAATCCTTTGGATAAAGGATCTTATCATCTACAGTGAAGCAATAACCTTCCCAGTTTTCACAATTATAGAACTTACCCACATCTCCAAGATCACCAATTTCTTGCTGGCTTCGGTAAACCGTTATTTTAGGGTGTAAAAGAAACTTTGGCACTTGTTTGTAACCGTTTAAATAAATGTGAAGCTCATCACACTGTGGTAAAATAGTGTTAACAGTCTCTTCAAGTGATCTTTCTCTGGGCGGAAAGCTGGCCATGTGAAACGAGATCTTATCCATAGTCTTTAAATGAAGATCCCGCTACATTTTCTGCAGCGGGATCTCTTGGTTTTAATTGTTAGGTTATTTTTTCCTTTTTTTCCTGCCTGCAGGCTTGGGTATCTCCGAAACCTCTATTGGCTTCGCATCAGGGTAAAGTAATTTATAGCCTTCAGGTGATGGTACCAGGAAAGGGCAGCCATCTTTGTAAACCTTCAAAGCTTGCTCATCTGAGAGATCTTCAAGGTTTACTTCGCCAAGGCCTCTGAGGTTGACCCTGCCAGGGGGCTTAATGCCGTTCAGGTAGAATAGCTTACTCATGGCACTTAGCTAACTGCAGGAATATCACCTTCAGTTAATGGAATAGCTCCATTGTAGAAAGCGAAAGGAACGAAGCTGTCAGCTGAAAATTCAATTTTCACTCCACGCCTGTCAGCAGCTACCTTACCAGTAGTAACTGAAGGTTTGAAATAACAAGGTTTTTCCTTTGAACCTACAACCATGCGCTCGCCGGTATTTGGGTTAATCCCAATCAGGACACCACGTGCATTATTGAGTTTCCTGCAAAATGCAGCTGCTTCAACACTGGTACCCGGGTAGAAGAATTCACCTTTCTGCTTAAAGCTCTGGCCATCAATTTCGCCCTGGTTCTCTGAATCTAAACTAAAAGTATCAGGAGTCGTATAAACCTTGGTAAACTTCTTAGTATCCTTCATTGTAAATGAGCCTTCCAGTATAACCGCCTCAGATGCAGTTGTCGGATTATCTTTAAGAGTTGGCCATGTCGCTATATCTTGAACAAACCCAAGATAAGCATCAGAGGTCATACCTCCCATATTTTCAGGCTCATCTTCAAATGTCAAATCACCAAAGGCAAAAGCCATTGATAAACTTGCTGATGTTGGATCAAAGCCGGCCCCTGAAATAAAAGTCACTACCGTAAACAGTAGGAATACTAAACTGAGCAACCCCATTAAGGTCCTCATTATTTTATTGGATGTTTTCATTTGCCTTTTTCTGTGTTTTACTTATGGTTAAAAAAAGAAAGGGGGATGAGGAGAGTGGTATCCCCCTTTCAGCCGGGATTGCTCATTTAGCTTACAACGTAGTCACCACTCAGCTGCTGGCCAGCGGCAACACCGTCATTTACGAGGAACATTTTCGGATGAATTGACCTGATCCTGGTGCCGGCATCCCACTGGCTCCAGAACTGAACCTCATTAGGATCCTCGTAAGGATTCCTAACCTGTACGAATGCATGATCACCCTTGGTGTTGAGACCGAAATCAAGATTCCTGTCAACAGTAAGGATTAATTGGTCACCTGTACCGAGAGCATGGTTGCTGACGATTGAAAGGTTCGGACAAGCAGTTGATCCACGGAGATGCTGAAGGAATACGTCAAACTCGAGAACATCCTTGTTTACAAGTTTATTTCCGAGAGCATCCTGTGCATGGAAGAGGGTGGTGTTACTGATATACAGTACCGGCTTTTTCCTAAGGAAAGGATTAGCGGCGCGCACAAAAGCAACCAACTGAGTGTAAGCAGTCACGTCAGAAGCGTTGGCTGGTGCAACAATACTTCCTGTGTTATACATGTTGCCTTTAGCAACTGCAATCTCACCAGCTGAAACTTCATCAGTGATTTTTTTGCAGAAACCATCAAACATACCCAGAGGGCTTTTATCGGTAACGTCACGTTCAGCAAAGAAGAGAGCATCAATGATATCCTCAGAAATCGTCTTTACGATTTCGCTTAAAATGAGGAATTCAAGCGGGTGCTTCTTGCTCTGGTTGTCCACCTTTTCCTTTTCAGGCATGTTGGTGGTAAGAAGTTTTCCTTTGTAGTTTTCAATATGCTCTTTCAAAGCAGCATATGATTTAACTACTTCAAGAGTCCTTTCAGTTGCCTTACCAAGGTTACCATAATCAATGGTACCTGATGCGTAAGGTTTAGAGACTCCGCCCTGACGGTTGAAGGTTACAAATGTATCCTTACCACCTACAACTTCCATAATGTTGATTCCCATTTCTCTGAGAATATCATTCAGAACTGCAAAGGGCATGGTTTTAAGAACGGGATCCCACTGTGTTGAGGCCCTGTTCAATAGATCGGTGTTTATTACTTTAGTCATTTCCTTGATAGGTGTTTGGGTGTCGATTAAATAAGGCCTTCTTTTTTCAGAGCTTCAATGCCTGCTAAAGTTCCTGATTCACATGCGTTGATCAGGTCGCTTTCAGTGTCACTTTCAGCATTCTTGTCAGTTGCCTTAATTGCTTTTGATGTACTTGCAGCCGGGGCCTGCCTTAAGCCTGCAATAGTGTTATCGCGCTCGGTAATCTGGCCGTTTGCTTTTTCAAGATCAGCCTGAGCGGTGGTGAGATTCGTTTGAGCAGTTGCCAGTTCGGCTTCTGCTGTTTCCCTGGCCTCAATGGCGGCTTCGATCATCTGAAGCTGCTCTTCATTTAAGTAAGCGCCTTCATCTGATGACTCAAGCAGCTCAATGCCAAGGAGAGCATTTAATTTTGCGAATTGTTTCATCTCCTTTTTTTGTTTATTAATAGAGGCTTTTGCCTGAGCATCAGCCAGCTCATTTACTTTGTTTACAGCAACTCCGATTCCACCAATCTCATCAATAAGGCCAACCTTCAAAGCATCTTCAGCCATATACATCTTACCTGTCATGGTTGAAGCTTCTACCTGAGGCCTGTTTGATTTAACCTGGTTCTGGAATATCTTGGCATAAGGATCCAATCCTTCTTTTTGGATTAGATCGTAATTACCTTCCCTGGCTTCCCGCCAGTGCTTATTCTTATCAGGTGATAAAGTGGAATAAATTTCATGGAACTTGATACCCATCTTCTCATAGTAAGGTTTGGTATCAGCAAAAGCCATCATTACACCAATGGATCCTGCTTCAGCAGTAATATCCTGGCCAATGATATAATCGCATGAACTTGCGGCATAATAACCGGCTGATGCGCACATGCCATCAATAAAGCCTACAATAGGTTTTTTAGTGCCTTTGATTTTATCAGCAAATGCCTGTATGCCATCAACGGTTCCACCAGGAGTATCAAAATGAAGGATGACACCTGATATATTCTGGTGTTCATCTGCTTCCCTGATTCTTTTACCTAAGGTGGTAGTGCCTGCAGTAAAATAACCGCAATCGTCCTCATCATCTTTCATGAGGGGACCTTTCACCGGAATAACTGCAACAGAACCTTTGGGAGCCTGGCTATAATCTATTCCTCTTCTTAAGGATCCCTGAACCTCAATTAAATTTCCACCAACTAAAAGATATGGCTGTATTGATTCATCCTCAATAAGCTCCTTACCTTTTGGTGTACCGGCAGTGATATTCTTCTTATCGAGAATATCAACAATAATAGGCATGTGGCTTTCCACATATCCGGGATCTATAAACCAGGGTGATTTAAGAATAGCCGAAAGTAATTTGTACGACATGCAGCTTTTTTCTGCAATATTACTTTGGGCACTAAAGGTTATTCAAGGACAGGCGCCACCGGTAGCGATATCTCCACACCATAATAATAAGGAGCCACCATTGACTTACCTGTGAATGAGAATGCAACGGCTGGCCGGTCACTGGCTACCTTGCCTGATTTCTCTGAAAAACTGAATTGAAGCGGCTCTTCATCAGATCCTAAGGCACGCGTTTTCCCTGAAGAATTCTTTGCCAAAACCATATATTTTTTATTCAGCATACTTCTGAATATCTCTAACATTGCAGCACCCGGGCTTGGATATTCGCCTGAAAGTACTATATTATAGATGGTCCCATGATCATCTTCCTGGGGTGTGATATTCATCTCAAGAGTATTTGGAGTCGCATAGCCTGCCAACCACTCCTTTTCATCTTTTAATGAAATTATGCCAATTTCTCCTGAAATTTGCCTCGGAATTGTCAAAATGTTATCAATTTCTATAAATTGAAAAAAATTGA